ATACATCCTACACAAAAACCTGTAAAGTTATATGAATGGCTTTTAATGAATTACGCTAAAGATGGTTATAGAATATTAGATACTCATCTTGGCAGTGGATCAATAGCAATAGCTTGTTACAATTTAGGTTATGACCTTACAGCTTGTGAATTAGACAAGGAGTATTACGATGCAGCAATAAAAAGAATAGATCAACATAAAGCACAACAAAGACTATTTTAATATGACAGAGAGACAACTAAAAGACCTAAACTATATAAAAGACAGAATAGAGTTTTACAGTGGTTTAGATATAAGAAAAAAAACCAGAGAGAGAGAGTATGTATATGCTAGGATGGTATTCTGTAAAGTAATGAGAGAAGAGTTTTTAATGACTATGAGTGCTATAGGAAAGTACTTAGGTAAGTCTCACTGTACAGTAGTACACTATATGAAAAACTTTGAAACTATAGAAAAATATGAGTACAACTATAATAAGATGTATAACTATATACTATTAGAAATAAACGCAGAGCATATGTTTATAGGTACTAGCTTTATGGGTAAGAAGAGAGACATAAGTAAAGATGTTCTAGAGGTTAATGATAAAATACAAGAAGCTGTAAGATCAGCAGTTAAAGAAGCAGTAAAAGAATATAGGGGTATAACTAGTGAGGTATAAAAAATAAAAAAATTTCGTTATTCTATAAAAGACTTACTATGGCATACAATACAGAAGAGATAAAGAAAGAAAGCATAAAGGTAATAAAAGATAAAAATCTAGTATTTATTGGAGATATATTTGGTTACACTGCTTTTAGTAAAAGAGCTTTCTATGATCATAAATTGCACGAATGTGACGATATAAAAAGAGCTTTATCAAAAAATAGAGTTAATATGAAAGTAGATATGAGGCAGAAGTGGTATGAGTCAGATAATGCTACACTACAAATAGGACTGATGAAACTTATAGCTGATGATGAGGAAGCCCATAGACTTAATGGTACAAAGAGAGAGATTAAACACGATACAACAGACAAAGATATAAACATAAAGATTCATAGATAGTGGATGTAAATGTTAATGTAGTATTTGAGCATCTTCTAGATAGTCAGAAAAAAATAGTAGTAGAGCAAGGAGGAACTAGGTCTGGTAAGACTTATAACATTTTGCTCTTTATTATATTTCACTATTGCCAAAGTCATACCGGTAAGACTATTACTATATGTAGAAAGACATTTCCAGCTCTTAGGTCATCAGTAATGAGGGACTTCATAGATATACTTAAGATTCATAATAAGTACAGCGAAGCAAACCATAACAAAAGTAATAGCGAGTATAAGCTAGATGGTAACCTAATAGAGTTTATTAGTGTAGATCAGCCACAAAAGATTAGAGGTCGTAAAAGAGAGTATCTTTTTATTAATGAGGCTAATGAGTTAGATTATGAAGATTGGCAACAGTTAGTATTTAGAACTACTGAGAAGATAGTTATAGACTTTAATCCATCAGACTTTTATCACTGGATATATGATAAGGTTATACCTAGAGATGATGTAGAGTTTTATAAGACTACATACCTAGATAATAAATTTCTAGACTCTAGCATAATAGAAGAGATTGAGAGACTAAAAGAAACAGATGACCACTACTGGAGGATATACGGACTAGGAGAGAGAGGGTACAGTAAAGCAACTATCTTTAAATACTATGAGATAGACAGTGTACCAGAGGATGCAGAGTTTGTAAGTTTTGGTTTAGACTATGGATATACTAATGATCCTACAGCTATGGTAGGGGTATGGAAGAGAGGCTATGACTTATACATAAAAGAATACATCTACCAAACTATGATGACCGGTAGAGACATCCATCAACGTCTAAAAGATTTAGGTATACAGAGAGACCTCATCTTTGGAGACTCAGCAGAGCCTAGACTAAATGATGAGCTAAGGAAAATGGGCTGGAATATAAGAGCCTCAGTAAAAGGTAAGGACTCTATCAATGCTGGGATAGACTTACTTAAGAGATTCAAGATACATATTACTAAAGAGAGCCACAATGCTATACAAGAGTTTAGAGACTACAAATGGAAAGAGGATAAAAGTGGCAAACTAACTAACCAGCCAGAGCCAAAAAACGATCACTTAATTGATAGCACTAGATACGCTTGTTATTCAATAATGAGTCAGCCTAACTTTGGTAAGTATGCTATCCGTTAAAAACTATAAATTTTACGTTATATTATTATGAAGCTAAAGATTAATGTACCTAATGATTTAGGAGAGATTAAGCTATCAGATTATGTTAAGTATCTGAAAGTGCTAGAAGTAAATGAAGATGATGCTTATAGTGATGTATTTGTGCATCAGAAAGTATTAGAGATATTTTGTGGAGTGCCACTACTAGAGGCAGTAGAATACAGGATGTCTGATGTTAGAAAGGTAGTAGCTATAATTACTAATACCCTAAATAAACAGCCAGACCTAGTAAGAACTTTTAAACTAGGAGATACTGAGTTTGGTTTTATTCCTAAGCTAGATGATATGACCTTTGGAGAGTATGTAGACCTAGATAGTAACTTAGGGAACTGGGATAATATGTATAAAGCTATGGCAGTGCTATACAGACCTATAAAGCAAAAGGTAGGGGATAAGTATATAATAGAAGATTATAAGGGAGACCTGTACTATGATGCTATGATACATACTCCTATGGATGCAGTAGTAAGCTCTATGGTTTTTTTTTACAATTTAGGGAAAGAATTGTCAGTAGCTATGACGAAATATTTGGAGGAGGAGGGAATGCTGGAGGACTCGATGCTTTCTCAAACTTCTCTAATAAGTGGGGATGGTATCAGTCAATACAAGCACTTAGCCAATTTGATGTAATGAGGATAGATGAGGTTACTAAGCTAAATATACATAAGTGCCTATATGCTCTAGCCTTTATGAAAGATAAAGCAGAATTAGAAAGAAAGAATATAAAAAAGAATTTTAAATGACAGCAATTACTCACAGAGGAGCTATAGCCTATTATGATGTTATGGAAACCTTAAAAGACTTACTACTAGCAGATGTAAATGTTAATACAGTAACTAGAGGGGATATAACACAGGTTAATCTAAATAAGGCTGATATGTTCCCACTGTCTCATATAATGCTAAACAACGTATCTGAGAATGGTCAGACTATGACTTTTAGCTTTAGCATACTAGCTATGGATATAGTAGACTTTAGTAAAGAAGAGACTACAGATATCTTTAGGGGTAATAACAATGAGATGGATGTACTCAATACTCAACTAGCAGTACTAAACAAGTTTATACAAAAACTAAGAAAGGGTACTACTCATAGAGAGGGATACCAAGTAGATGGTACTGTAAACCTAGATGCTTTTAAGGATAGGTTTGAGAATGAATTAGCTGGATGGAGTGCTACATTTTCTTTAATAGTAATGAACAATATAGATATCTGTGAGGACTGATAACTTTAAAAAAACACTAGAGAAGATAAGAGACCAGATAGTAGAGGACTCTAAAAAGAACTTAGCAGAGCAAGGTAAGACAGGAAAGCTATATGAGAGTATAAAGGGTACACCTATAAAAGAAGATAAAGGTAGTATGTCCTTTGAGATTAAGATGGAGGACTATGGACTCTTTCAAGATAAAGGGGTTAAAGGTAAAGATCCTAGTAAGGTAGTAGGAGGAGAGAAAGCTATAAGAGGTCAACAAGCTCCTAATAGTCCTTATGAGTTTGGGAGTGGTAATATGAGTGGCACTTTTGATAGCTTCTCTAAAAGTGTAGGAGACTGGGCAAAGGCTAGAAACTTTAGGCTAAGAGATGAGAAAGGTAGATTTGTTAAAGGTACTTATGAGACTATAGGAAAGATAATAGCTAGAAACATATACTACAGAGGATTAAAGCCTAGCTTATTTTTTACTAATGCTTTTGAGAAAGTGCAGAAAGATATGGGTAGCCAATTAGAGAAAGCCTTAAAACTAGATACAGAGAAAATGATTAAAATAACAGCAGAGAAATGAGCAAAATAAATTCTAGAAGTCCATACTACATAAACATAACAGCTACCAATTTGAGAAAGGTAGATATGGAGCTATATGTATATACAGGAACTCAGACTACAGATAGAGATAATAAATTCACTTTAACCTCTTTTGCAATAAATGAGAATGTAACTTTTGAGATAGGGGAGATAGTAAGAGATTATCTTTTACAGACTTTTGATGGAGATTATGAAACTTTAAATGTTTGGGTAGATTATAGAACTAAACTAACTACAACAGTAACACAGGTAGACTATGGAGCTTTTACTCAGTTAGTAGGTTTTGATGGATATGGTTATTATGAGAATGAAGCAAATCCACAGAATGATACAGGTCTACTACAGACTAACACTAAAATACTAAAACTAGATGATGCTCCAGCAGTAATACCTGTAGATACTTCTAAGGCTACACAGGTTACTTATGAGTTAAATGGAGAGCAAGTATATACAAAGGCTATAACTAGTAGTAGTGAGAGTGATGAGCAGATAGAGTATGTTACAAATGGGATCAATGGTGCTGATGAGTATGAGGATAGAGTAATACAAGATGGAGGTACTTTTGAGGATAGTCTATGTCTACAAGAGTTTGTGAATGACTTTACTTTATTTGACTTTGATACTATTTATGTAGATACTACTGATGGTGTTATAAAACTGACAGTAGAGAATATAGAAGAGTGTAAGTATCAGCCTTATAAAGTAACTTTTGTAAATAAGTATGGAGCTTTACAGGATGTATGGTTTTTTAAGAGGACTAATACAGTCTTAGCTACTAAGAAAGAAGATTTTAAAAGAAACATTATGGTTAATGGTGCTTATGATAGTAGTAGACATCAGCAAAAAATATTAACTAAGAATGGTACAGAGAAACTAACTTTAAACACAGGCTTTTATCCAGAGGAGTATAATGAGGTATTTAAAGAAATGCAACTTAGTGAGGATTGCTGGATAGAGATAGATTCTAAAACACTACCAATGAATGTAAGCAGTAGTAGTTTAAGCTATAAGACTCACTTAAATGATAAGCTAATTAATTACACTATAGAG